AGGACAGACTTTCGACCAGATGAACTGAGTGCCTATGGCGATTATTGTATTAATGATGTAGAACTTACCTATAAATTGTTTGGAATAATGGGTGAGAATTTTCCTAAAAAAGAACTTAAACTTATTGATACTACATTGCGGATGTTTATTGAACCTACGCTACAACTCCATGCCCAGAAACTTGACTCTCACCTACGACTAATACTCTCGCAGAAACAAGGTCTTTTGGATAAGGTTAATGCAACCAAAGAAGACTTAATGAGTAACGATAAGTTTGCCGAATGTATTAGATCACAAGGTGTTGAACCACCTACCAAAATTAGTTTACGCACCGGTAAGGAGACGTATGCGTTCGCTAAGACCGACAAGGGATTTACGGCACTATTAACTCACGAAAACCCAAAAGTTCAAGCACTTGCTAATGCTAGGTTGGGCAATAAATCTACACTTGAAGAGACAAGAACACAACGGTTTATCGACATATCCAAGCGTGGTAAGTTACCGGTACCGATCAAATATTATGCAGCTCACACCGGTAGGTGGGGTGGTGATGATAAGATTAACATGCAGAACCTACCAAGCCGTGGTGGTAAGACACTAAAGAATAGTATATTCGCACCAGATAAACATATGCTCGTCGATTGTGATAGTTCGCAGATTGAGGCACGAGTATTGGCATGGTTATCTCACCAAGATGATTTAGTACAAGCGTTCGCCAATGGTGATGATGTATACAAGAAGATGGCCTCTAGCATATATAACGTGCCGGTTGATGAGGTTACCAAAGAACAGAGGTTCGTGGGTAAGACAGCGATACTCGGTGCCGGTTATGGTATGGGTGCGGTGCGGTTCAAAGATCAACTCAAAGCCCAAGCAGATGTAGACATTGACATTGATGAGGCTAGACGGATTATTAATGTATATCGAGATACAAATTGGCGGATAGCACAATTTTGGCGTGAGTGCCAAGAGATGTTGGTTAAGATGAATAACAATCAGAACATGAGTATTGGTAGAGACAACTTAATCAGTAGTGAAGGACAAGCCATACGTTTACCGTCGGGTTTGCTTATGCGGTATGATGGGCTAGACTGGGAACAAGGGGAAAAAGGAAAAGAGTTTAGTTACGATACACGGCAGGGACGTACACGGATCTATGGCGGTAAGGTAACAGAAAACATATGCCAAGCGGTAGCACGTTGTATCATTGGTGATCAGATGTTATGGATAGCTAAAGAGTATCGTGTTGTGATGACGGTACACGATAGTATTGTTTGTGCGGTGCCAGAGGACGAGGTAGACAAAGCACAAAAATACATTGAGGGGTGTATGCGTAAGGTACCTTCATGGTGTCAAGGTATGCCACTTGATTGTGAAAGTGGTACAGCTAGGACATACGGAGAATGCGAATGAATACAAAATGCCAAGATTGTGGCGAGCAAATATTGGAGGATGAATTTCCATATCCGGTATCGTGCAGTGAATGTTTAGAGGGACGAAGAGCAAATGACGAATATGATGAGTGGGTACAGAGGGAATTAGATAGGGCGTAGCATGAGTATAACACCGTGGTCATTTAGTAAACTGAAAGCATTTGAAACATGCCCCAAACAGTTCTACCACATGAAGATACTAAGAGAATACCCACAAATAGAAACTGAAGCGATGCGTTATGGCACGGACGTCCATCTTGCTTGTGAAGAATACATACGGGACGGTAAGACAGTGCCCGAAAAGTATGGGTATGTGGTGCCGGTGTTAGATGCTCTCAAAAGAAAACAAGGCGATAAGTTGTGTGAGTATGAGTTAGGGCTAACAGAGAACCTAGAACCGTGTGGGTTTAAGGACAAAGATGTATGGTTCAGAGGTATAGCTGACTTAATTATACTTGATAAAGAAAATAAGTTAGCATGGGTGATAGATTACAAAACCGGTAAGAGTGCTAGATATGCAGACAAAGGGCAGTTAGAACTGATGGCTCTTGCAGTGTTTAAACACTTTCCGGAGGTAGAACAAGTGCGTGGAGCACTGTTGTATTTAGTATCTAATGAGTTTGTTAGAGATAGTTATTACCAAACAGACACTAGAAAACTTTGGAACAAATGGAACGGTAAGTTTGGGCAGATGGTTATTGCTTCAGATAAGGACGTGTGGAACCCAAACCCAAGTGGCCTTTGTCATAAACATTGTGAAGTATTAGAGTGTGCACACAACGGGAGAAACTAATGAAGTGTTGGGTATGTAATACAGAATTAATATGGGGTGGGGATCATGACATTGAGGAAGAATGTGAGGATTACTATATAGTTACCAATCTATCATGCCCAAATTGTCAAGCCCACGTAGACGTATATCACTACAAAGGTGCAGATTATGCCGTACAAGAACCCGAGAGATCGCAAGAAACAAATTAACCCGCCGGTGGGCAGTAAGGCTCACGAAGCACGTATGGAAAGACAACGTGCTAGACGTAAGTTTGATCGAGAGAATGGATATTCTAAACGTAAAGGCAAAGATATATCTCACAAAAGATCATTACACAATGGTGGGTCAAACAAGGATGGGTACACTTTAGAGTGCCCTAGTAAAAACCGTTCACGCAATTACAAGAAGAAAAAGAAATGAGAAAACGAATACACGTAAACCAACACATTATCAGACGGAACAGTAAGGCAACTGATGGGGTTACTGAACCACCACTGACTGTAAAGACATACAAGGACAATACAAAGTGCAACGAAGTAGAGATACTAGGCACGTCGAAAGTTGTATACAGTCCAGACAAACCACTTAGTTGTGGTGCAAAGGTATGGATAGAGACAGACGCTGAAGTGGTGTGCAGATGAGGATATATGAGAACAAAGCGATTGTGTTGAACTTACGCAATCCTAATCGCGTTACTGAAGTAATACCTAAAAGTAAGATAGTTGACGACCACCAAGTCGTAGTGAATTGGGGTCTTGATGAGACAAAAGCCTTACGAAACATGAACATAAACGCACCCTCGCCTATTGAGGGTCGGTATGAATGGACAGGTAAATACTCACCATTTGACCACCAAAAAAAGACAGCCTCGTTCCTTACTATGAACCGACGTTCGTTTTGTTTTAACGAGCAGGGTACAGGTAAGACAGCTAGTGCAATATGGGCAGCTGACTATTTGATGAACGAAGGTAAAATAAATAGGGTGCTAGTCATATGCCCATTGTCAATTATGGATAGTGCATGGCGTGCTGATTTATTTACCTTTGCGATGCACCGAACCGTTGACATAGCCTACGGACAAAAAGATAAACGTCGTAAGATAATAGAGGGCAATGCTGAATTTGTAATTATAAACTACGATGGTGTAGAGATAGTACAAGATGCCATAGCTGAAGGTGGTTTTGATTGCATTGTTGTAGATGAAGCTACACACTATAAAAACGTAGCAACAAAACGATGGAAAACGTTAAACAGATTACTCAAACCAGATACATGGTTGTGGTTAATGACAGGTACACCCGCCGCCCAAAGTCCTCTTGATGCTTACGGTATAGCCAAGTTAGTAAATCCAAAAGCAGTACCAAAATACTTTAGTACGTTCCGTGATCTTGTTATGTATAAGATTACGCAATTCAAGTGGATACCAAAAGAAAACGCTACTGATACAGTATTCAATACACTACAGCCAGCCATACGATTTACCAAAGATGAGTGTCTTGACTTACCACCAATGGTATATACAAAACGTGAAGTCGAGATGACGCCACAACAAAAGAAATACTACAAAGAACTCAAGAATAAGATGGCTATGATCGCCGCAGGTGAAGAAGTTACAGCGGTCAATGCGGCAGTTAATATGAATAAACTATTACAGATAAGTGCCGGAGCAGTGTACACGGATAATGGTGAAACACTAGAGTTTGACATAAAACATAGATACAAAGTGTTACGTGAGGCTATAGACGAGTCAAGTAAGAAAGTGCTGGTGTTCGTGCCATTTAAACACACGATAGATATATTGACTGATAAACTAAGAAAAGAAGGTATATCTACTGAAATAATACGTGGTGATGTAAGTGCTACCAAAAGGACAGATATATTTAAACGTTTTCAAGAAAGCGAAGATCCAAGAGTGTTAGTTATACAACCACAAGCGGCGGCACATGGTATTACTTTGACGGCGGCGAATACGGTTGTGTGGTGGGGGCCAACTTCATCATTAGAAGTATACGCTCAGGCCAACGCTAGGGTGCATAGAAGTGGACAAACACACAAGTGTACTGTAGTACAGCTACAAGGATCCGAGGTCGAGAAGCGTATGTATGGACTCTTAGACAATCGGATAGATGTACATACAAAGATGATAGATTTATATAATGAAATACTTGACTAGGTTAATATAGTAAGCTAGAGTATATTACTGAACGATACAAACAACTTTGATGAGGGGGAAACATGTCAGATATTGACTTAGGTAAGCTCGTGCGTGTCTACCGAAAAATACGCACAAAACGTGCAGAACTATCTGCACAGTTCAAAGAAGCAGATGGTGACTTGAAAGAACAACAAGAAACCATCAAACAAGCCTTACTAAAATACTGTGATGATAATGGTGTCGAGAGTGTACGCACGCCCGATGGACTATTCTATCGCACAGTTAAAACACGCTATTGGACAAGTGACTGGGAGTCCATGTACAAGTTTATTATGGAGCATGAGTTACCAGAGTTCTTTGAGAAGAGACTTAACCAAAAGCATGTAAGGCAATTTTTAGATGAAAACCCAGACGCTGTTCCGGCGGGTCTAAACGCTGATTCAGAATTTGCAATAACAGTAAGGAGTAAGTAATGAGTAGTGATCCATTTGTGACTTCGCAAGAGGTTGCAGAATATTTTAAAGTAAATCCGCAGACAGTACGTCGTTGGATTAAACGTAAAGACATACCCGGCAACTCTTACATCAAGACTGGTAACGAATATAGGTTTGATTTAGAGAGAGTTAAAGAGGCATTGTTTTCTTTAAATGAGACAGATGATATTCAAGTATCAGATGTCTTTGATATTGACGAGGATATGTAAGTGCGTCGAATCAGCATACGTGGTGGTACGTTTTCTTACCATGGTGATAGCATAAATCTTGTTATAGTGAACGCGGCCAAAGTATCGCGTGCCTATTTTAAGAATGAGTTTGACTCTGATAAGACTGTTGCCCCGACATGTTGGTCAAGCAACACACAGGTGCCTGATACTTCAGTGCCTGTAGAACAAAAGCAAGCTACACGTTGTATGGATTGTAGGCAAAACATACGTGGTTCATCTGGTTATGGTAGAGCCTGTAGATTTTTACAACGATTAGCAGTAGTGGTTGAAAATAATTTAGAAGAGGTTTGTCAATTACAGTTGCCAGCTACTTCTATTTTTGGTAAAACAGTTGGCGGCGGTATGCCTCTGCAAGAATACGCAAGGCATCTCCACAGCAACAACACTTCAGCTACGACAATACTGACTAATGCTTATTTTGATAAAAACAGTAGCGTACCAAAAGTATTGTTTAAACCGATACGTACGTTGGAAAAACATGAAGTGGCTGTGGTGACTGAACTAGTAAACCATCCAGACACTCGTGCAGCTATAACATCTGTTGAAAAACAGAGCACAAACCCGTCACCTTTCGATTCTGTCGAAGGTTACGTTTACAAATAACCATTCTTAGGAGAATGCGCAATGAAACACTTAATAAATGATGTAGAAGTTTTATACCCACGTATTAATCAAACATATC